TCAAACATAGGATTTGCGAAGCCCCCGGTAGATCGTTTCACTGTCGTCAGGATACATCATTATCGACGTTTGGTTCTGGCTTTGCGGGGATGTCCTCTTCGAGAAAATCTTCAGCAAAGGTGATCTTTGGAATTTTGTATGGTCGCAATTTATTTTCGAAATACTTAAAGCCTTTATCGCTGATGCTGTACTTTTGGGCACCGCCAACAATAATGTCAACGCTAGTTCCGGTTCCAACATCACGACTCCGCTCCGCCGCAAACTTGGCGCGTAGTAGTTCATAAATGCAGGCCCCAAGCGTTATAGTGTCGGGATCGTACATCTCATTCTGACAAAGAAACGCCTGAGCAATGTCTGACCCAGTGCCGATTGTTGAATAGTCGTTTTCCCAATGTACTTCGCCGGAAAGATCAACACGAACGATCTGTCCGTATTGTTCCGCATCGAATAACGCAATCAACAACTCTGCGCCAAGGTTCAAATGGCGTATCTCGTGCCACACATCGTCGTAGTGAGATTCTCGGAGCCATTCCCGCCCGTGTTTAGAGAATTCCTCAAAGTCCATGTTAAGGGTCATACTAACGAAGTGATTTACTAATTTACGCTTCACATTGCGGCACGCCGCTCTCAATCCCTCAAGTAAGGCGTCGATATGCAAATCGGTATCTGCCGGATTAGACTCTCGCATGTATCCACGTATCGCTGGATCACAAGCGTTAAGTAATTGATCGGCGCGTGTCGGTTGTCCAGAAATCAAGATCGAGCAGTGCGATTCTCCTTCTTCGATTTCTCGTAGCTTGTCTGCATCGTCCGAAGTTATTAGCGTGCCTTTGTTAACCTGCCAGTCACGGCACAAAACTAGCGTTGACTTTGCTTGGTAGGTGCAGGTTGCGGCAATACACAGCGTCATGGCCTCAGGCTCCTCTGTGTATTGATCCTCACAGATTTCCTGTGGGTGTGTCGAGTATATTTGTGCCGTCACGACGCCTCTTTGGCTTCGGCAACCTGTTGTTTCTTTTCGGCTTCCTTGAGGTCACGTAATGTGGCGGTAGCTTTCTGCAATTTCCTCCCATCTTCGGAGGCTTCACAATTGCTTGGGAGTTCGGATGGGAGGGCCACACCATTGCTGCGGCACCACTCTTTTTGCTGTTGGAAGGTTTCTATGTAGCGGGGCTTAGGTTTGCCGTCCGGGGTATTCCTGTCCCAGACCCAGTGGTGAAGGTCCTGGCGGTCGCCATCGTCTAGGGATCTGTCCACGTATTTCCGTCCCATATCTCCCATGAAGGGACTGGCGAACGAACTGGGTATCTTCTCCGTTCTTTCCCCGCACTCTTCGCAGGGCTCAGTCGGATCGTCCCAGTGTTTATAGAAGTGCTCCACAATCAGACCACGGTTGCCGCAGGTCTTGGAGACGCACACTGACTCAAAAACTGGCACAATCTACTCCTGTCCCACGTGGGACTCCTGAACTGGCCGTAAGGCCATCTCCAAGCTTTCTATTGCCGCCTTAGTTGCTGCGGCTACCTCGCACAGATCAGCAAGGCTTTCTCGTGGTATATTAATTGATCGGAACTCAGCCAAACGGATGGCTGGATATATCTGACCAGTAAACGGTCCTTCGTGACCTCTCTTGAAGCCAGTGAACCCGTATTTAACAGTCCTGCCAAGGGTTCTATTGGCGATCATGCGCCTTACCAATTCATTAGCCGCTGGGATCAGGATAGAGTCTTCTTGTTTCCGACGAGCAGCCTCATTTTTATCAATGAGGTAGAACTCAACGTCTATGGTCTTGCAGGAGGCTACCGCCTCAATATCCGCTCCTTCAAGGTTTTCAGTCGCACAGTCTGATCCGTACAACGTTATGTGGCCTTCGTTCCTGCGAAGAAATTCAAGTGCGAGTAACCTGTATTTGTCCTTGTCGAGTTCGAACATCACACCGCCTCCGTATGGCTCTCTGCGATGTCCTGGAACAGCCCGCCGCCCAGAGACTCCTGAATCAGTTTGACCAGATCGGTGCCTGTCTCGAACTTACCGCCCAGAAGTGTTTCTAGGGCCTGCTTGTCTTTGGGCATCATGCGGACCAAGTGAGGATAGCCGGAGTTTCCCATATTGTATTGCATCGGGTCTCCGTCTATGAAGATGTCCCAGATGTCCTGGATCAGCTCTTTCACGGTTCGCCCTTGAGATGTTGCGGCCTCCTGGTAATAGTCTTCGTATACCGGGTCCACGGAGCACCGGAACGTCAACTTGCCCTCTTCGCGGCCCGCCGCCTCCGCCAATAGCGGCAAGAGTTCTTCGCCGGAAGTCGGTTCTAAGCCGGTGGACTCCGTGATGCGCGCCATCTCGTTCGGGGTGAGCATCAGCCCGCCGCCTGAAACGTCCTTTAAGAGTGTCTGGATGATCTGGGTGAGCTTCTGAACTTCGTTCTCATCCCCCTCGACCATGGTCATTAGGGGTCCGATGTCGTTCTCGGATAGCTCAAGTTGAATGTTGTACTTAACGCTCACGGCTTTCTCCTTGGGTTTTATAGTACTCCCGTTTCCCCTTGACTACAAGTCCTCAATCCTCGGTTCATAAGGCTGGCCTTCCGGCTTCTTCCCCATCAACGTCATCAGTCCTTCAAAACCCAACGAGTTGGGCAGTTGGATTTCCAGCGAAATAGCCTTCAGTTGGATCGAGCCGCATTGCGGACAACGGTATTCTCGTTCCGGGTTATCGCAGACCCACGGCCATTTGCCTTCCGAGTCCACCGTCTCCCCGTACCGGCAAGTCTGACAGTAACACCGATACCGCGCGGGCTTCTGGACTTCCACTACGCCTGGAACGCGAACGCGGCCTCCTTCGTCACAGTCCATTTCATGGGCGCAGTAAAGAGAGATGAGACCGGCAAGGAGTTCGTCGTCGTGAAACGTTTCCTCAGCCCCGAAGGTCCGCGAGTCAGCCTCTTCTTTCCGGTAAGTGGTCATTTCCTCTGCAAAGTTTGCTGACCTAATTACCCAAGTGTGAGACAAGAGCCAGTCCACTCCCGTCTGATGAAGGTACGCCTTCGTATTCACTTTGGTGTACCAATGCCATTTCCCGGACAAAGGGTGCAGGGAGTCCAGATGTTTCCACCGGAAGACATTTGGGTACTGATAAAAAATCAGCACATCGTCACCAACAGTCTGATAGACGTTGTACTCGATGCACATCAAGGCGTCGTTGTACCACCTTCCAATGACGTTACAGTAGAAGGCCAATTCCTTGGGCTTGGTGTGGTTATCCCTCCAGACCGCCACTTGCTCATCGGGCTGGCCAAACTTACCGATCTTGTTGACGAAGATCACACTGTAGTCTTGGCCGATTCCTTCGCTCGGGTCCACTCCAACTGAGTACTCAACGCCCAGTAGCGGCTCCTCCCAGACCCAAAAAGGGGTCTCGTCTTGGCGATGATCGACATTGCACCCCTTGATGTAACACCGGCCATCTTCTCCGCCCGCCCCGTGGATTTCGCCGGTTTCCCGATAAATCTTTCCCTTCCTGACTGGATTCCGATCTACGGTCGAATTCACCCACTCGCGGCAGGCATCGTTGAACATCACGAAACCACTTACCTGCCAAGCGTCCTCGGCGGTGACGGCCATTTCCTGAAGCCACTGTTTCTTGGCCTTCTCCCCCTGTTCTTCAGCTTGCTCGCGGTTGTCCTGATGCCAATAGCATTGCTCGTCCGTCAGCACCATCGGTTGCAAGGTTCCCGTGTCACAGTCGGGGCACTTTGCTCCACTGACCGATTCTCCGAATAACGCGGCTTTGCGCCACTTCCGACAATTCGCGCACGTCAGCCATTCCTTCTTGGCCCGCTCCCGCATCAGTCTCTCTGGTTCTTGAATGCACCAACCGTTCGGAGGAGCCAGAACTCTGGTTGTCTCGAAGAAGCTCGGAAGAAACAGTGGATACCAACGTGGCCATTTGCCTTGATCCATACGCCGCTCACACGCTCTCCAGATTCGATGCGCAGCGGTTCCGGCTCCTTCACCCGTCCCTTCGATGAATCCGAAGACTTGCGGTTTATCAGCCATCGAGTTGCCTAAATCGGCGTTGACAATGCGCTCTAAGTCGTCCTCAAGGTAGCCACAAAACTCTGAGACGTGGGCCGCGTCTACAGCGATCCCTTGTCCTACTCCAGAGTATTGGTTCGACCATTGCACCATTACACGAGAGTTCATGCCAGGATGTCTTAAACGGAGTAGCGGGTCCTCATTCTCGAAGAATAAGCCCGTCTCTTCTTTACGGCTGGACTGCATCGGCTTCAACCACCACGGCATGTTGTCGTAGATGTACAGCATATAGCCGAATAAGTAAGAAGAGTGCGCCCGATCAACCGAGACTACGATGGCTCTCGTATTTGGAAAGAACATCGCCCGCCAAGCGATCATCGCTTCAATCAAAGTCGAGCAGCCCAATTGGCGAGCTTTCAAAATCAAAATCTTCTGTGCTCTGCCCTTGGCCTTCAGTTCGTAGTACTTATCGAGAATGATGAACTGGCTTTCCCAGAGTGATAGGAGTTGTCGCTTCAGTTCCTTCGTAGTGATCCAGAAGTAATTTCTCGCGGCGTAGCTGAAATCGTTTCGGCAGGCACGGGCTTGTTCGACGATGGCCGCTTTGAGCTTCTTCCCGTCAGCCAACCCCTCAATCAGTTCAAATCTTTCGATAGAGGGGATCAGGTCCCAGTCTTCTTCCCTAATCTTCAGTTTTAAGGGGAGGTCCCGATCCAAGTACTCGATCATGGCGGATACGCCAGGGTCGCGTCGCCACATGACTATTCCTCGACCGGCTTGGTCTTCTCGTACTCCACGGGGGTGGCAACCAGATCCACCACTCTGCGAGCTGGTCCTAACTGGCGGGTTTCCTGTTCGTCAGCCAACATGCGGAAGATAGCGTCCGGTGTAGCCAGCCCCTTGGAACCTGAGGCGCTGATATTGGCTGTCTGATTATTGTTGTTCTGTTGGACGTTGACAACCGTGCCCGCCTTGCCACCTTCTACTAAGCCGTACATCTGGGCCACAAGTCTCATCGCCGCCACATCTCCCGCTTCTACGCTAATCTCCAAGTTATGGAATAACTTAAATAGGTGCTTGATGGCGTGAAAGGCCTGGATTTTCCCTTGAATGGAACGGCTGGAGAGGTTCTTGGCGGTGACCTTGATGCCAGCGAATTTCTCGGGAATAACCAGTGGGGGAGCGGGGTTCAACGTGGGACTGCTGGCAACCTGCTTGATCTGGGTTGCGATGGGGGTCACTTTCGGCTTCTTTTTGTCCGCCACGACCCCAATATAGCAGACTTACTTTAAGAGTCAATCTGAACAAAAAAATCGGCTGTGGCCGCAACGGAGGATGC